TTCTTTTTCACTTTTGCCGGCTCTCCTTAAACTTACTACCAGGTCCTTATATTCGTTTTTAAGCTCTCTTAATCTTTTAGACTCTTGGGCGTAGGCGGTTAATACTTTCTCTTTTCCTTTATTTCTCTGAGTCTGCAGGGTTAACGCCTGGCGCTCCGTCTTAATTCTCTCTTGCTCTAATTTCTCCAGCTCCTTACGGCTTTTTATTTCTTGCTGGTTTAATTTCTCCTCCTCTTGTTGTAGCTTAATTAGCTCTTTACTTACTTTAGTCTCTTGCTCCTGGGCCTTATTAAAGCTCTCCTTATTTTTAATTAACTCCTCTACCTGGCTATTTAGCTCCTCTATACCCTCGCTAGACTTTTCGTTAATTTCTACTACGTTTTTTTTAGCCGTTTTACCGTACTCTTTAAACTCGTCTTGTATATCTGTTAAGACGGTTAACAAAGCCTTAGCCTCCTCTATCTGAGACCCAAAAAGCGAGCCTTTAAAGAGGTCCTTTTCTTCGTACTTTTTAGCCATTTTTTAAGCCTTTTAATTCTTTCATTTTATCACTAGCTAACTCCATAACTTTAAGGTAAGAGTAAAACTTATCCGCGCTAGTGTTATCCTCATCTATAGCAAAGCCGTAATACTTCTCTATATTTATGGTAATATCGTTAAATTTGGTAGCTTTTCCGCCTTTGTTTTCGTTCTTTATATCTATCTCTATTAAGTCCGCCTCCATCTCGTAGCGCTTGTCTCCAGTAGCTAGATAATTTACTAACGCTACCGCTAGCCGTTTACGTTGCTCTAGTATTCTTTTTAGCTTAAACGTAAGCGCGTAGTTTTTTAAATAGTAGTTGTTTAGTTTATGGTACGCTTTTTTTAATGCTTTGGCCGTAGGTTTTCCGGACCGGCAAAGGTATTTTAAGTCTCCGGTATCGTTTACCTGGCGCCATATCTTTATAGGTATCTTAGTAAAATCGTCGTAGTAAATAGCCTCCGGCCTTTTTTTGCGTCTAAGTTTTAAGCGTATCTTTAAAAGTAGTCTCCTCATTCTATTGTATTTTTTGTAGCTCCTCGTATACTATGTCTTGTATCAATACTAGCAAGTCGTTAAAGCTCTCGTCCGTTAATCCTAATACATCCTCTCCGTATTTCTCAAAAAGTCGCGTATCCTCTTTTACGTCGTTAGCGTCTATAGTAAAAAAGTTAGCTCCTACGGTTACCGTAAAGCTCTCGTAAAATTCTCCAGACTGAAACAAGGTAACCCGGTCCGACGGTAAGCCCTCTAGCCTTTTTATATCTACAGTAAGCGGAGCGTAAGCCGGCTCTATTCTCTGGCCGTTTGAGTCTACGCCCTCCTCAAATAATTGTTCCTGGGTATTTAGTCGTATTATCTCGGCCTTAGTCTCTTCATTATCAAAGACTATCTTAAATACATTCTCTCCGAGATTTATAAACCTCTTTAGATATTCCGTTAACGCGTCGGCCATAATCAAAGATACAAAAAAAAGAGGCGCTTTTTTACGGCTCCTCTTTACTTGGTTTTTAACAATTCTAACAACTACTTAAGGGCTATTACCTCCTCGTTTTCTTTGCTATTGTTGTACATCGGCGTACTAAAATAACATTAATTTTTAACTTTTATAACCTCTACTATATTTATTAATCGATTGCTTTTAGTGATGGTATAAGCCTCAGTTATTTCTAGTCCATAAACCGGAGTAGTAAACAAGGTAGAGCCGTCGTTACTTTTGCCGGTAAACTTTAAGCCTACCTTATCTACGTAGTAATTACCATTCTCGTATAAGTAAGCCTCGTTTAACTTAACGTCTACTATACCGTTTTTAGTAGTTTGTCTATAGCGGTTTTTTTGCGTATTATTGTCGTGCATATCTTTAGTAGGTTTCTAATTTTGGAGATTTATTTTAAAAGTCGGTTAGTTTTAGCCGGCTTTTTTAGCTGAATTGAGATACTAAATAACACCTAGGTAGCACCTCCATAGATTTACGCTTAACAGTTATATAATCCGTAGACTCGTCGTAACTACAATAGCCTTTTTTATCTAGCTTTTTTATGGTCCTCTTAACACTTAATAAGGTCGCGTCCTCTTTATGCTCCAGGTACTTAGTAAAGACGTCCATAAGTTTAGTATATAGGCCCTCGTATGTTGTTGTAGTACTTACTATATAGCTTAGTACCGTAGTCTCGTTACTGTTTAAATCTGTTTTACTCATTATTTTAATTTATACTTTAGGTTTAAGAATCCTTTTACCTGGGTTTTATCTCTCAATAATTTAAAATCCGCGTTAGTATCGTTTAAGGTCTCCTCTATAAATTTACAAGGGGCCATAAATACCGGCTCCCTCATATCCTCGGACTCCTCGCGTAACTCTTTAGCGTCCGCCTTAATCATAAAGTAACCATCTAACCAGGCTATAACGTCGCCTTTTTTAAGGTCCTTTATATACTTTTGTACTACTCGCATATTACGTTATTTTCGGCCCTTACCTCTGCAATACCTAAAGCCTTAATAATGTTAATTAATCCGAATACCTCGGCCTCTGTTAAATCTGGCTCTAAAAGTATTTTTTGTACGTCGTTAGTAATATACTCGGCCTCTAGTTTAGTAGTTACTTTTACTAGCTTGTCGGCTATCTCTAAAATTTGCTCTTTTCTCTTCATGTTGTTATAGGTCTATTTTTTGTTATTTGATACACAATACTAACACTTTAAACGATAAGTACAAAATAAGGATGCTAAAAAAAGCAAGTATTTTTTAAAATCCGTTAATACGTTACCTTAAGGGCGCTTAAAAAGGCTTGTAAACTTTTATATACTAAGTCTACCTCTTGTATAGTGTTTACATCGTTATACCTAAGTCGTATAAAGTCTCCGTTTATATCGCTTTGAAGGTCCGCCCTTACAAATACGGCCGGATTTATCGTAAAGTCGGTACCGGTCCTCTCTTGTAATATTACCATAGTCTTAACATTAAAAAAGGCTAACTTAAGAGCTAGCCTTTTTAGATTTTCTTTTACTCGTTTTCTGATGTCCTAGAGCTTTTACGTACTCTTTATAACCGGTCTCTATATTCGGTACTTTGCCGGTATAAGTCTTATAAAAGCCCTCTTTATTTAAGGGGCTACTATCTAAATTAATAGTAATAGCCCCTAATTTTAGTACTCTCATCCTTAAGGCACTACGATAGTAATAGGGTTAACCTCGTAACCGTTCTTAGATACCGAAATTCTAAGGCTATCTCCGCTAGTTACCCCAGTAGAGTAAGCTAATACATAATCTCCGGCGCTTTGTCCGCTATCGTCTAATGAGTCAATAGTAACCGGCGCGCTTTGCGTTACGTTTTGTATCGTAAAGTCGGCAAGCTCTAAGCCTTTTAAGGCCGTTCTATCGTCGATAGTAGTACCGTAATCTACTAAGATATTTACGGTAGCCTCCGTAACCGTACCGGCTCCCGTCATGGTAGCGCTAAGCAAGCCTCTAACTCCTTTTAAGTCCGTACCGATAGCGTCCGCCGTAATCATTTTTATATTTTGGTCCTCTACCGTTTGCGAATAGTTATAAGAGTGTAATACTCCGCTTATCTCCGCGTCCGTAGTTTTTACGTACCTAGCGTCGATAGTATTTTGGTCGATTTTGATACCTCTTAAAAAGTTATCGTCTAACGACTCTCCTACTAAATTACCTTGGTCGTCTACGTCCATCTTAGCGACGTCCTGGCATCCCATAGCTAACAAAGGCTCTACATAAGCCGGCGCCTTTTTTGGTAAGAATCCTAAGAAATTTCTAATACCTTGTTTAATTCTAGCTGAGTTACCGGAATTAAAAGACTGTACTAACGACTCCGCTCTAACGTCCTCGATATTTTCATAATAACCAACAAAGTACCAACGGTCTAACGGGTTAGGGTCGTTAATCTTTGCTTGTATTACTGAGTCTGGTATAACTCCGTCTACCGCGTCCGCGCTAAAGTCTATACCGTTATAAGTTCCGTCCTCTTTTAATCTATTAAAAAAGAAACTACCTACGGTTACGCTCGGGTTATTAGTACACCCAAAGCCGGTATTTAAGTAACCATCGTTACAACTACATAAGCCCATAGTTTTATAATTTTAATTTTTATCAATTTAACAATTTATAGAGCTTTTACACTCTAGTAAGTCTAAATATTCTCGCCTTATAGGTAGCTCTATACTAAGCTCGTATCCGCTAATATCGTCCGAGAATAGTTTACGTACGTTACCTCGCTCGGCCTCGAATCTACCAAAATTTACCCAGGGTACTAACTCGTAATCCGTCTCTAATTTGGCTAGCTCTTTACGGCTATTCTCTAGGACCTTTAAAAACTCAAAGACTAAGGAACGCATAGGCCTTAATACGTTTTCGTACTGGGTAGCGTTTGTATAATCTCTTGGGTTAGTCTGGTCCATAAAAAAAAGCCTTACCCTAGGTCTATAACCTACGGCGCTAGTCTGGTCCGTTACGAATCTCTCGCGGTAAATCTCATATAAGTAAATCATAGGATATTTAATACCCCAGTCCGTAATATTATCTAGCTCATTTTTAGTACTAATTATACTACCATGAATATAAAACGGAGCGCCTAGCTCTATACTCGTACCGCTTGGGTCCGGGTCTGAGTCTAAGACCTTACTAACGGTTATACTTTCGTTTTGTTCTACGGATTCTACCTTATACTTTACTCCGGCAATCTCTATAATAGATTTAGGCGTAACGTAATAGGTATTACACGTAGTTATAACGTAGTTACCGTCTCCGTCTGGGTTTATATCGGTAATAATAATAGTAGCGCTAATCTTGCTAACTAGCTCTTTAATTATTAGGGCCGTATCGGGGTTTATAACCATCCTATTTTTACTCTATGCTCTCCGTTAAACTCTGGGTAATCCTCCTTATTCTCGCATATATAAAACTGTATAGCGTTAAAAGAGTCTATACCCTGGTTAAACGGTTGGTATAACTTGGCCTTAGTTTGGCTTATAGGGTCGTTATTATCTGAGACGTTTATACTATTGCCGGCTAATGTTCTCTTTACGTCTAGCTCTCTCGCTATATGGTAAAAGATAAACGCCGTAAGCATCTCTTTAACTCCCTCGCTAACTACTATACAGTTATCTATATCCTCCTCGAAAGGCTGGTATATATCTATAAATCGCTGGCTTTGCGGTACTCCTCCGGATAAATCCGCTATAAATAACTTGTAAAGCTCGGCACCTAATAAACTGATTAAGTAGAGCTTTTCGTATTTATCTATAAGCGTCTGGTTTACCTCGGTAGTATAACCGTTAGCGACTAAGGTATATTCTCCTTTAAAGTCTTGTATAGTAACTATATTAGCCATTATTTAGACGATTTTTTACGGGTTGCTTTTGGCTTAGCCTCTGGCTCTCCGTCAATTTTTACAAGTTTACGACTCTTAAGCGCCTCGGCGGTCTCCGGAGTAACTAAATACTCTTTACCCTCCTCTATATGCTTAGAGCCTTTTAATCCTATAACCTTTACTTTTTGCATCTCTTTAAATTTAAAAGAGGGGCCTAAGCCCCCCTAAATTATATTAAGCCGTCTCTAATAAAGCCTGGTCCGTTGCGAAAGTTCCAGTTACAAAGGCCGTTCTATCATTATTTTTAATGATGTTACACCCTCTCCACTCGGCAATAATCGTACGTAAGTTTTTAGTAAAGTCGTCTCCGTCTAATCCGATAGAAATACCTACAGTCTCGCGAGTTACTAGAATATCTAAATCGAAATTACCTATTAAGTAATCTCCAGCCGGTACCAAAGTAGTAGGAATAATCGGTACTCCGTCTAGATTTAAGGTACTACCTACAGTTAATAGACGTCCTACGTATCTCTTATCCGTTGCGTCTAGTTTAACCATTTTTAACGCCGTAACGTCGCTAGGGTTCATAAAGATATAGTTAGCCGGCTCATGCTCCGCTAATGCTATTTGGTTCATAGCTACGGTTAATACGTCTACGCTATTAGCGTTATCAATCGTACCGGCAAAAGTACCAGGTACAAAGGCGCTAGCTACTGTAGTAATACCCGTAAGATTAGAACCGGCACCGTCTCCGCTATATACTTGCTCCTCTACATCTTTAAGCAATTCTCTTAATAATTCCGCTCTAATTTCCGACTCGATAAACGTAACATCGTCTAGCATCTCCGTAGATACTTTAATAAACGCCGTACGTTTTTTAACCGCCTCGCTATTTACTACTAAATCAAAGTCGATTTGGTTTTTAGTTGCACCCTCTAAAGTACCTCCAGCCGAGCCGTCCTTATTAGCTTGGTATACCCAGGATACTACGTTAGAGGTAGTATTACGCTTACTTACTACGTCTAAAAGTCTTACTCTTCTAGATGGAATAATATTAAGCCCCTCGATTCTATCCTCTACCGGAATATTACCGCCGGATACGTTAGTACTAATAAGCATAGGCGCCGGAGCTTTTACCTCCATATCTACACCGGCCGACTTATCGCCGTTTTTCATGCTCTTAAGAGTCTCGATATTTTCCGCTAACTCTTCCTTAAGGACCGCTCCAAAAGATTTACCTTTTTGCGATTGCTCCTTACTAGATAGCTTTTTAATCTCTACTCCTTGCGCTCTTAACTTTTCGTTAAGGCTCTTAAGTTGCTCGTTTTGGTTATCCAATAATTGAGCCTGGGCCTTTTGGATTGCCTCTTTTGTAGCGCTTACGTCCGCTTGTAAATCGTTAAAAGCCTTAGCGTTACCGTCGTTTAACTTGTTGTAGTGCTGAGATTGCGCCTCCGCGTCCATCTCGTTAAACTTTTCTACCGTTAGGCCCTCGGCCTCTAGGTACGTTTTTAAAGTTTTCATTAAATGAAATTTTGAAATTTTAAATTATTACTCTGTTTGTTTTGCTCGTCTAGAGTGGTATTATCCGGCTCCTCGTCGCTATTGTTACGAGTGGTATTATCCGGCTCGTTACTTAAAGTCTCTAAAGTAGGGGTTATCTCGTTACTTCCAAATAGTACGGCGCTATTTTCGTATAATTTTATCTCCGTTACGTACCAAAAATAACCGCGTTCTATAACCTCCTCTTTATTAACAATATTATCTATTTGCTTACGCCATAACTTGTACTCTTGCTTATACTCGTCGTCCTCTGAGTTAACGGCTAAGTCTATCTTAACGTACTGTAGTCCTATACTATGCTGGTTAACCTCTCCAGCTTTGTATAAATTATATACCTTTTCGTTAAAATCCTTACGTATTTCGGTCTCGAATATTAGAGCCTGGGCCTCTTTTATATCCGATTTTACCCCTATTTTACGTAACTCTAAGTCCTCCGAGTAAATAGCCTCTACCTTACCGACTTTAGCCGTAATCTCGTGTTTATGGTCGCATATGTGGGCTATAATATTCTTACCCCTTGGTCCGTTTTCTCTTATTGTTTTCTTCCAGCAGTCCGGGGCTAATACGTCGTAATGAGAGTCGCAAAAGTTAGAGGTGTTAGCTACTACTTTTACTAATAAGGTAGTAGGGTCCATCTCTGGGCTATCCATCTCCTTAGTTTGTATACCATCCTTAAAAAACGATAGAGAAGTATTAACGCTAAGGCTATCCGATTTAATA